CACGGAGCGCCGAGCGAGTTCACTGGCAACATCGCAACCGATTGGGGTACTCGCAATGAAGCGGGTGCCCTGATTGAATATGAAATGATCAGCGGGAACACCGTCGAGCCATGTGCTTTTTACATGTTCGAGGATTGGCTGGGCGCAAGCCCTGACGGTCTCGTCGGTGACAAGGGTCTGATCGAGATCAAGTGTCCGTTTGGTGTGCGCGATAAAAAGCCACCGGTGTTTAAAACGGCTAAGATGCAAGTTCATTATTACGCACAGATGCAGATCCAGCTTTTTGTTACCGAACGCGATTGGTGCGATTTTTATCAATGGACGCCGAATGGCGATTTATTGGAACGTGTTGAACGTGACGAGCCGTTTTTGAATACGGTTTTGCCGGTGTTGAAAACATTCCACGGTCGGTATTTGCAGGAACGTGAAAAACCGGAGAAATATTTAGATGGGCAAGCGCAGTAATTTCAAAAAGCACAAGCTGCATTATTACGCGACACCGGAAGAGGCTTTGCTGCCTCTTCTGCCCCACCTGAAAAATGGGAGCTATTATGCAGAGCCATGCGCTGGTGCGGGTGTCTTGATTCGTCACCTTCAAAAGCATGGCCACAAGTGCGTTGCAGCCTACGATGTCGAGCCGCAGCACAAGATTGTGAAGCATGGCGATGCATCATTCCTGACAAAGGAAGACATGAACCGCGCAGATGTGGTCATTACGAACCCACCTTGGGGTCGCGACGCGCTGCATCAGATCATCGAGCGGTCGTTCTTCTGGGGTCCGACGTGGCTTCTGTTTGATGCAGACTGGATGCATACGCAGCAGGCAATGCCGTATTTACCGCACTGCAAAAAAATTGTGTCGGTCGGTCGCGTGAAGTGGTTTGGCAACATGGCAGGCAAAGACAATTGCTGCTGGTACCTGTTCGATTTTGATTCCAAAGAGCCAACCATTTTTGTGGGGCAATGATGCTAAGAGATTATCAACAGACCAGCCACGATGCGATCCTGCAATGGATCCGCAAAACGGCTGAACCGTGCTGCATTGAAGCCGCTACGGGAGCGGGAAAGTCACATATCATCGCGGCGCTGGCTGAAACTGTGAACCGCATTTCCAATGGCAAGCATGTCCTATGCCTCGCGCCAAGCGCCGAACTGGTGATCCAGAACAGTGAAAAATACGAGGCTACCGGCAACAAGTTCTCGATCTTCTCGGCATCTGCTGGTTCAAAGTCACTTCGCCATCCTGTGGTGTTTGGAACGCCCCTGACGGTGGCGAACCGAATAAAGAAATTCGGTTCACAGTTCGCGATGGTCATCATCGATGAATGCCACGGGCTGACGCCGACAATCAAAAAGATTGTCGATGCCATGCGGGAACAAAACCCCAATCTGCGCGTTGTCGGTATGTCGGCGACACCGTACCGGATGAACACCGGCTACATCTTCGGCCAGTGGGCAAGCGGGAATCCAGTTCCTCAGCATGAAGCAGTCGATCCGTATTTTGCGGCATGTGTGGATCAGATCACGGCAAAGCAGCTGATCGACATGGGCTATCTGACAAAGCCGGTGATCGGCCAGATCCACGCCGAAAGCTACCACACGCTCGACATGGAAGTGAACGCCCGTGGCCAGTTCGATGCTGCAGATGTGGATCGGGCATATATCGGCCAAGGCCGCAAGACCTCGGCGATCATCGCGGACGTGGTAGCACAGGCCAGAGAGCGCCAAGGGGTGATGATCTTCGCCGCGACGGTGCAACATGCCCAAGAATGCTTGGACAGCCTGCCACGGGGTCTCTCTGCGATTGTGACGGGTGATACGCCACGAGAGGAACGCAAAGATATCATCACGCAGTTCAAGGCCCGTGAGATCAAGTACCTTGTCAATGTGTCGGTGCTTACAACCGGCTTCGATGCCCCGCATGTCGATGTGATCGCAATGCTTCGGGCAACGGAATCGGTCGGCCTGCTCCAACAGATCATTGGGCGGGGTTTGCGTTTGTGCGACGGCAAGGATGATTGCTTGGTGCTGGATTACGCTGAGAACATCGAGCGGCACTGCCCTGATGGCGATATCTTCAATCCGGTCATCAAGACAATTAAATCAAAGGAAGAAGCCATTTATGTTCGTTGCACTTGCCCTACCTGTGAAGCAGAAAACGAGTTCAAAGCACGACCAAATCCTTCAGGCTTTAATATCAACGCCGCAGGCTACTTCACAGATCTCGATGGTAATACAATTGGCAGCGAATATGGGGATGTCCCTGCTCATTATGGGCGGCGATGCCAAGCTAAGGACATTGTCGCCGGAAGACTGGATCAATGCGGATATCGCTGGACAGCCAAGCAATGCCCACACTGTGAAGCCGACAACGATATAGCCTCGCGCTATTGCTTCGAATGCAAGGGCGAGATCGTTGATCCAAACGACAAGCTAAAGGCTGAGTTTGTTGACATGAAGAAGGATCCCACACGGCGTCAAACGGACGTTGTCACGGGATGGAATGTCGCACACACTATGAGCAAGGCCGGTCGTGAGATGTGGCGGATCGATGTTGTCACGCCATATCGCAAGTTTTCATTCTGGGTGCCAAAAGCTCCCACATGGACGCAGGGGTATGCCGAGCGGTCGATGTTCACCAGCCTCGGCGGTCAACAGCCTGAAACGATAACATACGCCAAGGAAGGCGATTGGTTTAAGGTTTACGCATACAACAGGAGGGCTGATGAAATTCCCGCATGATATGCCTGTGTTTGGCAATCAATCATTCCGTGGCAATTGCCCCAGCGAATCAATGGAGCAGGTGACGTTCTTCTCGCGTCTTCGCAGGGAATATCCAGACACATGGGGTCTGATCGCATTCCATCCACGGAATGAGGGCAAACGAACATGGATGAAGGTTGCAATCGAAAAGGCGGAGGGCATGGTAAAGGGTGCATCCGACGTGATAATTCCCGGAAATCCGTCATTTGTATGCGAAATTAAACGGCAGGATCACACAAAATCAGCATGGCAGGATGGCCAGCAGGAGTTTCTCAATGCCGCCAAAGAAGCGGGGTCATACGTCTGCATCGCGCTCGGTGCAGAAGCAGCAACAGAGGCTTTTCGGTTCTATCTGGGACTTCGTCGTGGCACCTAGCAGGTTGATGGATGATGTTCTGATCGGACGCATTGCACTGGAGGATCAGCCAGATGCGGTGCAATCGGCATGTCGGTTGGCGATATACGAGCGGTCGTGTAAGATATTGGATCTTGGGACAAAGATTGAACGTCGGGCCGCGATTGCCCGAACACCAGAAAAGCTAAGGCCTCACATCGAAAAAGAGGTAATGCGTGTATGGAGAATGAGAAATGAGCAGACATGAAATTGCAGTATGGATGGCGCTTTGCGGAATCTTGTTATGGTTTGGTTTTATTTTTCAAATAATTATACAGGTGATTTATGATAAGGATCGACCCACCACTTCCATTCGAGACACCAAAAGGGCCAGCAATGGCCCATTTTATGATTGATTACGGCCCCGAACATCACCTTTTATGGGTGTGTTTTCAAGACGATAGCGGTGAATGCTGGACATGGCCCAACAAAGATGTGCGCCTTCAGTACAATTTATCAATGGGTCGTGCAAAAAAGTGTTTGACACCGAAATCAGAAGGTGTATAAAGGGGACATCAGCAACGAGCTGACGTAAATTTTAAATGGAGATTACAGATGTTGAACCGCACCCTCGCCGACCGTTACAACGATCAAGACACCATCATCAAGAACGCTGAAGACACAAAGAAAGGCCTCAAGGCCGAGATCATCGCGCTTGGCACCGAACTGGTTATCGGTGACGAGGTCAACGTCAAGGTCACTTTGTCCCAGCGTTCAACGATGGATTTCGATCTGTTGTTCAAGACCTACGGTATCACCGAAGAGCAGTTCAAGCTGTTTTCTGCATGCACCAAAGAAGGCAAGACCTTCGAGGTTCTCAAGGTGGTACCCAAGAAATGATCAAGACAATCCTAGATGTCGTGTATCACGGGGGGCTTGGCTCATCAGCCAAGCTTCTATGGATTATGCTGTTCGATAAATATCAATACGACACGTTTGCTGGCACCTATGAAGAAATGGCCGATGAGGTCCACAGCAAGCGTTACACGGTTCGTGCCCAGATCGCTGCGTTACGCGAAATCGGCGCAATCAAAACCAACAATCATTATGAAACTGGCAACGCAGGCAATGAATTTTGTTTGATACCGCCAGAGAAATGGAAAAATTAATGGCTACGATGTTAGACTATGAACGGCTCGTCCAAAGGGTCGCGTATTTAAGCGTTGAGAATGCCAAGTTAAAGGGCCATCATCGCAATGGGGAAGATCAGCGTTGGAACATTATCGAGGAGCAAGCACCAGTTGGTACGCTCGAAGAGGAGCGTCGCCTACGTCGGATCATTCGCGATTGGGAAGAGCGTTACGATATTTTGTGCGAACTGTTTATGAAGTCGCGGTTCGACACCAAGCCACCAAACTGGCACGAAGTGGTTTCGGATCGGGAATACCGGTTCCAGCGGGAGAAGGAACGGAAAGCGACGTGGGATTACCGGATACGGCATATCCGCGAAGCGAAGATGAAATTGAAGTCCCTATGGGCTTTGATCAGGGGGCAAAAATGATTGGTCACCTGAAATTGTTGGCACCATCCTTAGATGAAATGGAGATTGAAAATATGAATCCGTTATTGAACAAGCGCGAAAAAACCCACGGTGTGTTCCGTGAAGTTGCATCCATGTCGCAATCGTTGAAGGAGCTTATCCGCAGCGGAAAAAACTGGGATAAGCTTACAGACGGCCAAAAGGAAGCACTTGAAATGGATGCTTCCAAGACTGCCCGCATCCTGTGCGGTGATCCTAATTTCCGCGATCACTGGGACGACAAGGCAGGCTATTCAGAGCTTGGTGGGCAGGGTTCGCCAGTGAACATGCCGACGATCCATCTGGACGTTGCAGAGGCTTTGAAGAGCTAAATGAAAAACGCAATTTTAAGCGTGGTGTTGATCCTAATCAGCTATTGGATCGCCAATGTAATGCCGACGGATGGGCCTGTGGCGGTGTGGTCGGCAGCTGTATGTTTTGGAACTGGTGCGTTTGGATTATTTGCCGGTCTTGCAGCTTGGCAGGATTTGATCTGATGTTCCACTTCTTGGTGATAATCCTGCTTCTCGTTCTCATATCAAAATTATAATGGAGATAAAATGAAGACCATATTCGCACTGGTGGCCATGACATCAATTGTCATGGCTCAAGACCTGCCACAGGTTCCCAATCCTGCATTGACGCCCGGCGTCATTGACCCGGCGAAGACCTTGGACGTGATTTGCGTTCCCGGATACACAAGCCAGCCGGGCGTTAGGAACGTCACGCAGGAAACCAAGAATGCTGTGTTCGCGGAGTACAAGGTTGACAGCAAGGCCGATCAGTTCGAGATCGACCACCTGATCAGCTTGGAGCTTGGCGGATCCAACGACATCC